AGTTGGGCTTGGGTTCTGGTGGGCCGCGTGGGAGGTTCCCTGATCCTCAGCCGTGGCCTGAGGAGCCTGCGCGGAGGGGGTGGGGAATTGGAGTGGATTCAGGTTATCCGGCACGAGTCGTACGACCCGGACGGAAACCTTATTGAGGATCCGCGTGTTTTAACACCAGGTAATATCCCACCAGGTTTTAATGTTTTGCCTGGTGGGATTTTCGTGCAGGCAGTCGTCGGTTTGGCGGACACCGGTATGGAGGCGTTGACTTCCACAGAGGCTGTGCATAACCGCCTGACGGTATACATGCCGCCCGGTGTGCGGGTTGAGCAGGGGGATGTAGTGCGGCTGATGCAACGCGGCGAAGAAGAATACACCGTGGTCAGCGTCCCGTTTGACTGGTCAGTAGGTCGCCGCCCCGTCAACCCTCGCCACAAACCCAAACTCGCGATCACAGTGGAGAGGAAGGAAGCCTAGTGGCAAAGATTCAACTATCCACAACCGGACTGGAACAGTGGATCCAGGAAAACACCCTGCCCCTGGTGGAGGCCGCTGCAGAGGAGATGGTGAAAAACATTCCTGATGGGGTGGAGGTTTTGACCAAGAGTGGGGTTGGTGAAAATGGCCGGCCTTTCGCGATGGTGACTATCGCGGAGCCGAAGGGTGTGGCGATGCAGGCTAAGCACGGCACCCTAACTAAAGCTGCTGCTGCGGCTGGGTTGGACATCACGAGGTACCCACTATGACACTCAGTCCACCTAGTTTCACCACGGGTTTGTGGGCGCAGCAGGACGCCGCGCAGATGGTGCGGGACCTTCTGCGTAAGAACGCGGATGATCCGAAGATGATTGTCGCGCACATGCCCGATAAATGGCATCGGGGTAAGCCTGCTGTGATTGTCGTCGAGTCTGATGGGGTGTCCCGCACGAGCCGGGGTTTCACAAAGGAAATCGTGCGGATCCGTGTGCAGGCGAAGGACGGGCCCGCGGCTAGGAAGCTGATCACCCTGGTTGATGCTTTCCTGACTACGCCCTCGCCCCAAAGGTTCAACATAGCGATTCGTCCTGCGACGGGGATTATCGCAGGCCCTGACTCCCGTATCGGGGGTTGGTATGCATCCGCCACCTACACGGTGGTTTCTAATAGAAAGGTGATTTAGATGCCCAAAGTGGTACGTAATCCTGATAACATCCTGCCCCTGACTGACATGCAGGTGTTCGCTAGCTTTGCCGATGATCCGAAGATCGGCAAGGATGGTGTGTTCCCCGCCGAGTGGGATTCCATCGGCGTGCTGAATGACGGCACTGAGATGGAGCTGAACCGCACCATCGACAAGAACAAGATCAAGGGCATTGGCTTCGGTGTGGTCGCTGTGACCACCAAGGCCGGTGAGCTGACTGGTTCGTGTGAGTCCCTGGAGTTCAACGAGACTCTGGAGAAGATCGCATGGCCGGAAACCTTCATGGACGGCGATGTGAAGATTCGTCGCCACTCCAGTACTCCGGCACGCTGCCATGTGGCGTTTGTTGAGGAGAAGCAGAACGGTGATTTCCTGATCCGCGCTACCCGTGTGAAGGCTATCGCCACCATGGAAAACCTCAACGTGTCCGAAGACCCGACGGGTAAGAAAGTCGATTTCGACTTCCAGTCGGATAAAGACAAGTTCGTCTTCGACGAGTACCTGGTCAAGCGCGATGGATTGGAGAAGGTTGTGGATCCCCGTCAGATTCGTTTTGTGGATGCTGGTGTGGCTAAGGCTGATCAGTATTCTGCTACTGCGCAGCCTGCGCCTGGTGGCCAGCCTGCTAACCCGACCCCGGGTGGTAATCCGGTTCAGCCCCCGGCGCCGAACCCCGGTCCGGCTAATCCGGCTCCGGTGACCCCTGGCCCTGGTGGTCAGCCCGCGACCCCGCAGCCCCCGGCAGCGGCCACGGTTGAGGTGAAGAAGAAGATCGACCTTCCCGACGACGCCACCGGTGGCACATGGGCCCTGACGGTTGGTTCTGAAACCATCCGTGACCTGGCGTTCAACGTCACCCCGACCACACTGCGTAGCAAGCTGCAGGCCGTGTCTGGTCTTGATGATGTGATCGTTCAGCGCTCCGGTGCTAGCGATTTCACCATTGAGTTCACGGCGGCTAGTGCTTTGGCTGTCACGGCTGATGGTTCCGGTCTGACCGGTGCTGCGTCTAACACCATCACGGTTACCGACGCCGCCTAACTGAGGGGTAGCCCCCTTGCCTGACCCCCACCCCTGAATCATGCGGGTGGGGGTTGTTTGGTCCGCCACCAAACAAGGAGAAAACATGGAATATCGAGACGGAGATCCGAGGACCCCCGTGAGTGCAGAGAATCTGAACCGCACAGAGAAGAAGCTTAAAGTCCTGTCAGCCAGTGTGGATGACATGACTACGACGATGACGGAAATCGACCAGCGTCTTTCCCAGTCGGAAACAAAAATTAATACCGCTATTCAGCGGATCACGGAAGCGAACCCCGGAGTTGATCAGGAAACCCTGAAACGCCTGATCAAGGACGAGTTGGCGGCGCTTCCACCAGGTGAGAAGCCGGAAGCCACTGATGTTGATCGTCTGATTGACGAGAAGCTGCAGGCTGCTGTGGCGAAGCTCCCAGCCGCCCAGCCGGTGGGTGAGGCTGAGATCAGTAAGGCTGTCACCCAGTACATGGCAGAACACCCTGTGCCTGCTGCGCAGGAGTCCGAGCTGTCCCCGTTCCGGTGGTTCAATCCGGGTAAGCGTTACTGGTGCCCCGTCACTTATTGGTGGGCTGATCAGCGCCAGCCTGGTTCAAAGTGGGATTACATTTTCGGCAATCTCGACATCATCGGTTTTGTCATCGTCAACCCACGAAGCGGATTCGGCGATAAGGTTGAGCCAGACTTTACCGACCTGACCACGGAGCTTAAGAAGAAGAACGTCCCCGGCATCGGCTACGTCCGCACCATCAAGGGCACGCGCTCCACTGATGAGGTTTTGGCGGAAATCCGCAAGTACCAGGAAGCCTACCACTTGGAGGGTGTCTTCCTGGACGAGATGATCAACGGCTGGTCCGAGGCTGAGGCCGCTCTGATTGCCCAGTACAAGAAGCTGTACCAGGACATCAAGGCCGAGTTCGGCAAGGGCTTCCTTGTTGTCGGTAACCCCGGAACCAATACTAAGCCGGAGATGCTGGAGTGCGCGGACATTCTCATGTCGTTTGAGAAGAAAGCCACCCAGTACCTGAATGACACTGATGCCCCGGTCACCCCGGACCATTACCGCGCGGAATCCCCGCTGCGTTTCGTCCACGCGATCCACAACCTGGAATCCACAGACCAGCTACGCCAGGTGCTGGAGAAGGCCGAAAAGAGCAACGTTGCTTTCTTCTACGCCACCGACGACACCTTTAGCGGGGTCGAGGGCAGCGAGAACGAGAACAACAACCCGTGGGATTCCGTACCAGGTGAGCAGTACCGTGGGCCTCAGTGGCGTTGGTGCCGCCGTCAACAAGACACCGCACCTGCTGCGCCTGTGCCGCAGGTGACCCTGGTCAGCGACGCTGGTGCCGCGTATGTGACTGACAGTCGGTTTGGTGAAATCACTGGTGGTGACATCACCGCGAACCTGCAGGCCGCGATCAATGATCCACAGGTGAAGGTCATCAAGATTCCCTCCGGTGAGTTCCAAATCAAGCATGTGAATGTGGACAAGCTGGCTGGTAAGCGTCTTGAGGGCGCTGGCCGTGACGTCACGAAACTGGCGTTTGATAAGACGGCCACGAACGTACCATTCCTCGCAACCAGTGGCGGTAAGCTCACCCGGGCCACGTTCCACGGCTTCACCCTGGACATGGGCTGGCAAAAAGGCGACACCATCCGCCACGGCATTCAGCTGTCAAACGCCCCGTTCATCACCTTTGATGGGCTGCGCATACTGAACTCCGGCGGAGCTGGTATCCTGCTGCAGTCCCTGGGCAAGAAGGCTGATGCTGATTCCACCGGTGGTGTGTTTGATGATATTCAGATGGACGGTATCGGCCTGTCTGACCGCACAACTGACCACGGTATTCGCCTGGTTGGTAATGCTGGTAATGCGTCGATCCGTAACCTGGATTTCCGCAACATCAAGGGCGGTATGGGTGTCGGTGGTGTGGATGATGTGGACCTGAAAAAGGGCCCGTCGAACATCACCATCGAGTCGAGTTTTATCCGCATGGCTGAGGGCACGACTGGGTTCGAGCCGATTGGGTTCACTAAGGGATGCAGCGACATTATTGTGCGTGGTAATCACTTGTGGTCCTTCGACAACGGCACGTCGCTGTCTGGTCCACGCTGTAAGTTCGATAACAACATCGTCTACCAGGCATGGAACTTCGGTGTGTCCTTGGGTGCTGATGATGCTGACTTTGAGGCCACCGTAGGTTCCACTGTCACGAACAACACCTTCATGGATGTTGCGTTGCAGAACGAAACCCGTGACGCCGCGAAACCGGTTGAATACGCGATTGTGCGGTTGGCGAAGCCCCGTCGCTGCGTCATTAGCGGCAACACCTACATTGGTCGCCCGAAGCTCCCCGCGTATTTCGTGAAGATCGTGGGCAATAACTTCGGCTTCAATGACATCACCGGCAATGCCGTCTCGAAGTCCGACTTCTCCCGCGTCCCGGTGAACAACACCGTGGCTACGGATAAGGTTCAGGAATTCCTGGATGACCAGACACCAGCAGCAGCTGTTCCAGCCGCTGCTGCTGTTACGCCTGGTCAGCCGCAACAGTAAACCTCATGGCCCTGCGCATTTTTGGCGGACCGGCGCAGGGCCACCCCGAATGGTCCGCCAAAAACATTCTTCAAACCAAACAACTCAATTGAAAGGGGTCCGCCATGGCCACCGAAAAAACAAATGCAAGCCCCGTCGAGAACGAGGCCCTGGGCATCGAAACCATTGATGTGACAGTGAACGTCCCCGTCCGAGGCGTGGACGGCAAGGTCGAAAACAAGGACGTCACCCTGAAAGACATCCCCGTCGATCTTCTCGACGCTAGCTTTGAGGTGTCCGAGTACTTTGACGAGGGTAAAAACGTCAAGGCGTTTCTTGCCCTGATCGGTGATCGTAACCGTGCCATTCTGAAAGCAAACGGTGTCACCATCCGTAGCCTCAACAAGTTTATGGAGGCATGGCAAGAGGAGGCTGGCCTGGGGGAAGGCTAAAGCTGCTGCCCCTGATCAAGAAGCATGAGGAGGCTGTAGAGCTTGACCTCATGGATCGGGGGATCGATTACCGTGACCGCTATCGGCCTGGTGGCGGGGAGTCGAAATTGACGCTTCGGCGTCTGCTGCTGATCGTGGATGATTTGCCGTTGATGGGGTCGCGCTTCGGCGCGGCCCGCATCGACATGGACTACTACACCACTGACCAGCGGCTTTTGATGGATGTTTTCCATGCGTTCTCTGGTGAACCTCACCCGTACAAAGATCTAAGGGAGCGCAGGCTGAAAGAAGCCGCACAGGAAAAACGCCGGCGGAAAGTCTTGGAAGCATCACGAATGCGGAAGAGGATTCTCAAGCAGAGAGGCAGGTAGAACATGGTCGCGGTCGGGTACGCTTCACTTCCGATTACCCCATCATTGCGGGGTGTGCAATCCGCGATTAACTCTGCCCTCAAAGGCCCCCTGGATTCTGCGTCTAAGCAGGCTGCTTCCATCATGGAGAAGAACCTCACTGATGGTGCTAACGCTGCTGCTGATGCGGTGGTCAAGGCCCGTAAGCGTGAGGAGTACGCCGCCCGCGAGGTCATCGACGCTGAGAAAGCCCTGCTCGCGCAGAAGGAAAAGACCAAGCAGGCCACTGAGGCTATCGAGATTGCGGAGAAGAAACTGCAGTCCGTGCGGTCCGCTGGCGACGCACAGGTGGCTAAGGCTGAGGCTGACCTGGCTAAACTCCGTGACAGTGGTAAGGCTAGTGTGGAGCAGCTGGAGGCGGCGGAGAAGAAGCTGCAGGCTGTGCGGGAGAAGGTGGACGCTAATGTGTCGTCCGCTGAGCTTAATGTGTCAAAGGCGCGTGAGAAGTCGCGCCTGGCGAATGAGGCTTTAGGGAAGTCCGAAGAGAATCTTGCGTACAGGAAGACTAAGGCGCAGGAGGCTTCGGAGAATGTCATCGCCGCGACTAAGCGGATGGATGATGCGCAGAGCGCGGCTGCTAAATCGTCGTTGACGTGGGGTAATTCCCTTGACGGCGCGTCGATGAAGGCCGGGGGTTTTGGTAAGGCGATTGCTGGCACCCTTGGTACGGTCACTAAGTTTGCGGGTGTCATGGCCGCTGGTGTGGGTATCGCTGGTGGTGGCGCGTTCTTTGGTGACGCTATCAGTAAGGGCCGTGAGTTGTCGCAGGTCATGGGTGAGCTGCAGGCGGTCACTGGCTCGACTGGGGACGTTATGTCGCGTGTGTCGCAGCGCGCCAAGGATCTGGGTAATGATGAAACCCTGGCTGGCACTAGTGCCGCATCTGCTACTGATGCGATGCTGGCGTTGGCTAAGGGTGGTTTGTCGGTTGACCAGGCAATGGATGCGGCCAAAGGGTCAATCCAGCTGGCGGGTGCCGCGCAGATTGATGCTGGCCAGGCTGCTGATATTCAGGTCGCGGCGCTGAATAGTTTCCACCTTGCCGCTGGCGACGCAGCCAGGGTTGCGGATGTGTTGACAAACGCTGCGAACAACTCCGCCACCGGCGTGGCTGAGCTTGCGGAGTCGCTTAAGTATGCTGCCCCTACGGCTTCGACGTTGGGGATTGGGCTTGAGGATACCTCGGCTATGCTGGGTATTTTCGCCAACCAGGGTATTAAGGGTTCTGAAGCTGGTACCGCGATGCGATCGGCCCTGCTGTCGCTAACGTCGCCGTCGAAGGAGGGGGCTAAGGCCCTCGACCAGATGGGCATCAAGGCGTTTGATGCTGAGGGCAAGTTCGTGGGGTTGCGGGCGATCAGCGACCAGCTAGCGCAGGCGCAGGACCGTATGGGCGAGAGTGCGTTTACCGCGGCTGCTGCAACCGCTTTTGGGCGTGAAGCCGTGTCGTTTGCGACGGTCGCGGCGCATGGTGGGGCGGAAGCATTCGACCAGATGCGCGCCTCCCTCGACCGGCAAGGCTCCGCCGGTGAAACAGCCGGGGCGAAACTCGCTGGCCTGAACGGGGCAATGGACCGTATCGGCAACGCCGCTGATGACTTCAAACTACGACTCTATGAGCTAGCCGAACCCACACTAACGGCGTGGGCTGATCGTTTGGCGCAGGGTATTCAGTGGATTGGTGACCGCATTCCCGCTGTGGTTGGGGCTTTCACCAGCATGAAAACCTGGATCGAGCAGAACAAGATCGTCGTTGATGGTCTCGTCGTGACGATCGGTGCGCTGACCGCTGGGATGATCGCCTTCAACCTGCAGCAGTCGATTACTGCCGCTGGTGGGTTGTTGGCGTTTTTCCGTGAACTAACCATCGTTCAGAAGGTGGCGACGGCAACACAGTGGCTGTTCAACGCTGCCCTGTGGGCCAGCCCTATCACCTGGATTGTCGCGGGCATCGCCGCAGTTGTTGGTGCCCTGACCCTGTTTTTCACGAAGACTGAGACTGGTCGGGAAATCTGGGGGAACTTTGTTGGTTTCCTCGGTGAAACCCTGGACCGTGTCAAGCAGCTGTTCGGCACCCTTAAGGATGCTTTCGGTGAGGTTTTCACTGCTTTCCAGGGCGGAGACGCTGGGTATGGTGCCCTTGAATCCCTGTTCGGGTCTGAGACGGCGCAGCGGGTTGTTGATTTCGCTGACCGCTTGGGTGTGGCTTTCCAGAACATCAAGGCCGCGTGGGGTGAACTCACGGCGGCGTTCCAGGGTGAGGATGCTGGATATGGTGGCTTGGCGGCTTTGTTTGGTGATGAGGCTGCGCAGGGCATCGTTAATGCGTTCGATGCTATGGGGCGTGCGATGGAGTGGGTGCGCGGCATTGTCGTGGACTCCCTGTCTGGTGCGTTGTCGTCCTTGTGGGAGACTGTCAAGACTCTGACCGTTACTTTGGTGGACTTGTCGGTAAGTCTCGGCGGGGCGGTGTGGAATTCTTTGCAGGGCCTGTGGAATTTGCTGCAGGGCCTGTGGAATCTTCTGGAGCCTGTGCTGATGCCTGTGCTTAAGGCCCTGGGTTTCGTCATTGGCGGCACCATTGTCGTCGCGGTCATCGCGGCGGTGAAGGTGTTCGAGGGCCTGGCCTGGGTGTTGCAGCAGGCAACTAATGTGCTGTCGTGGATTGTGACCAACGGGTTCATACCTTTGGTTAACATTCTTGGCCTTGTGGTCGAGTGGGTTGGTACTCGCCTGGGTGATGCCATTAACGCCGGTATCGGCTTTTTGAGTGTGGCGTGGAACGCCATGGCCACGGGCATTCAGTGGGCGTGGGACAACATCATTCTGCCTGCATGGTCCGCGATGGACTATTTCGCCCGTGTCACGTTGGCGACCATCGGCACGCTCGTGCTGGCACCGTTGCTGATTGCTTGGAATCTGCTTTCCAGTGGTATTCAGTGGGCGTGGGATAACCTGATTCGCCCGACTTGGGATGCCATGAACGCGGGCATCAACGTCCTGTGGAACGCGGTTCTGTTGCCGATCTTTAACTGGATTGGTGGCGCGTGGAACGCAATGGCTACTGTGGTTCGTCTTGGTTGGGACACGGTTATTAAGCCTGCGTGGGATGCGTTGGCGGCTGGTGCTAACTGGCTGTGGGGCGCGGTGTTGAATGTCGTATTCAACTGGATTCACAGTAAGTGGACAGAAATGTCAAACCTCATCCGGTGGGCGTATGACACGATCATCAAACCAGCGTGGGACGCGGTAGCAGCAAGTATTAACTGGCTGTGGAACAACGTGTTCAACCCCATTGTTGGGTTCATGAAGGACGCGTGGAACGGCTGGGGCATCATCATCCGGTGGGTCTACGACAATGTTGTGAAGCCTACGTGGGATGCTGTGGCCGGTGCCCTGAACTGGCTGTGGAGCAACGTCACTTTGCCGATCCTCACATGGATGGGCGACAAGTGGAATGAGATGGGCAACGCTATTAAATGGGTTGCCGATAACGTTGTTCACCCTGTGTTTGATGGGTTGCGCGGCGGGCTTGACCGGTTGCACGGCTGGTTCCACGACACCGTGGAAAACATCGGCAAAATCTGGGGTTGGCTCAAAGAAAAGACAGCCGCCCCCGTCCGATTCGTTGTTGACACGGTTTACAACAACGGCATCCGCAAGGCATGGAACGCTGTCTCAAAACTGGTCGGATTGGACGAACTGCCAGAACACAAGGCAGGATTCGCCACTGGCGGTATCCTGCCAGGCTACACACCTGGCCGCGATATATACACGTTCGTTGAACCACGAACAGGAATGACCCTGGGCCTATCCGGCGGCGAACCTGTTCTACGCCCAGAAGCAGGCCGTGTCCTAGGCTCAGACTGGGTTGACGGCATCAACGCGGCTGCCCGCATGGGCGGCACGACTGGTGTGAAACGCTACCTCGGAATAGGTTCCGGCGGGCACGGTCACCACCATGATGCAGCCTTTGCAAGTGGCGGCGTGATCGGATCGATCACGAACATTGTTCGTGAGAAGTTCCCGATGATGACCATCACCAGCACCCTGCGCCCCGGGGCAAGGGACTACCACGGTCAAGGCAAAGCCGTTGACTTTTCCAATGGTTTCGACACCACTCCACAGATGCAGCAGGCAGCTGCATACTTTGCCTCAAACTACGGCAAGGAACTGCTGGAGCTGATTCACTCCCCGTTTGGAACCAACATCAAGAACGGCAAGTCCGTTGGCGACGGCATGGGCTTCTACGGTGCAGCTACTATGGCTGGTCACCGGAACCACGTGCACGTTGCCGCGAACGCCCCGCTCGCAGGTGGCGGTTCCGGCGGAATCCTGGGTGTCTTCGATGGTGTTGTGAGCTTCATCGGCGACCAGGTGAAGAAGGCATGGGATGACGTTATTGACCCCATCAAGAAGTCAATCCCGAATTTCCCTGGCATTGTCGGTCAACTCCCGCTCAAAGCCCTGGAAACAATGGCTAATAAAGCCTGGGAGTTCATCTCGTCGAAAATCCCATTTGGCTCCGATGACGGCGCATACCAAGGCGCTGTCGGGGCTGGCGTTGAGCAGTGGCGCCCACTGGTCGAGAAGGTACTGAAAGCCAAGGGTCTACCCTTGACTTTGACCGATACGACTCTGCGCCGCATGAACCAGGAGTCTGGTGGTAACCCCCGTGCCATTAACAACTGGGACTCCAACGCAGCTAAGGGCATACCGTCCAAGGGCTTGATGCAGGTCATTGATCCTACATTCCAGGCCAATAAAGACCCCGGGTATGACAATATCTGGGATCCAGAGTCTAATATCCGTGCGTCGATCAACTACACGCTTCGGCGCTACGGTAGCCTTCCTGCTGGGTATAACCGTGCAGGTGGCTATGCCACGGGTGGTTTCCTCCCCGATTTTGGAAGGTTCCACCTGTATGACCAGGGCGGTTTCATCCCGCATGGTGGCATGGGGCTGAACCTGTCCGGCCGTCCCGAACCAGTCCTCACTGCACCCCAGTGGGACAACATCGGGCAGCTCGTCGGACAAATGGGCAACCTCATACCCGTGTTGGACAAACTCGCAACCAGCATCGGACTGGCACCAGTCAGCCCAGCTATCGACGCGATCAACACCGGCATCGCCCAAGTCAACGCGGAAATCGCCAGAGTCAACGACAACATCATGCACTCCGTCGATGTCGCAAACCGCATGGTAGGCGGCGACCTCCGCGCAGGACTCACCCTCGGCGCAGGAATGGTGGACACCACCAAAGAAGTGGTTGATGCCGAAAACGCCCTGAAGGAGGCCCGCAAGCAGGCTACGGAAAACTCCGAGTCCACCGTGGACCTGGAGAAGAAGCTAGCCGATGCCCGCGATGAACTAGCCAAAGCCGAGAAAGAAGGCGGCGGCCTATCCACCGCGCAACGCAGGAAACTGCAGGATGCAGAGGAAGCCCTCGCAGCGGCCAGACAGTCCGGTAACCCAAGTAAGATCGCCTCAGCCGAGAAACGCCTGGCTAGGGTGCGTGAAGACAACGCGGCGGCCTTGGAGAAATCCGAGAACAAAAACGCCAAGAACGTCAAGAACGCCCTGAACAAGGTGGAGCAGGCCGAAGACAAACTAGCCGATGCCCGCGAGAAAGGCTCCACACAGGCCCAGAAAATCGCGGACGCAGAGGCAAAGGTCATTAAGGCTCGCATCGAGGCTGTGGGTGGGATTGTTACCCACACGATTGAGGGGTTGCAGCTGGCGGCTGCGTCGATGTCGAAGTTCTTTGCCACGATTGCTGATATTCAGCAGGCCGTGGAGAAGACCCGAACGGAGACGCAGAAGCTCAGGTTGAGCCTGGCTACGGACACGTTGGCCATGTTCAAGGCTCAGTTCGAGGCGCGCAACGCGGAGTGGGAGATGTCCCGCACCCGCTTGCAGGGCACGGTTGATGTGGCTAGGGCTGAGGGCAAGCTCGCTGAGGAGCGGGCAAAGCAGGCCCTCGCTGGTGAGACTGGTGTCAACGCCCTGGGTAGGGCGATGGACCGGTTCCGTGAGACGGGGGTTTTCTCCATTGAGCGCATGTCCGAGTCTGTGCTTAAGCGCACCAGCGACATCGCAGCGGCGGAATGGAACGTGGCTGAGACCCGGGCGAAGGCTGCACTTGACCAGGAGAAGGCCGCGTTGAATCAGGCGCAGGCAGCCCTGGCCGCGCAGGAAGCCGCATTGCAGCATGCCTACACTGCGCAGATGCTGCAATTGTCGGTGGCTAAGCTCACTGACCAGGCGAAATCCTTCTACGGGTTGACTGAGTCTCAGGCAAGTGGCGCTAAGCGCGGTATCGCCGGTATCGGTGGTTTGCTTGGCGGCATCCTGAAACTCGTTGGTGGTGGTGTGGGTGTTGCTGCGTCTCTTGCGACCGGCAACATCCCCGGTGCTGTCCTGGCCGGTGCTACCGCGTTGGGTGGCCTGACTGAGGGTATCGCGGGTGTGCGTGACATCTTCCTTAATAAGAAGGAGATCGGCGACGCCTGGAAAGCCATGGA